CAGCTGACGATCGGCGAGGTGGCGCGGCCCTGGGTGCTGGAGTTCCCCGCGGCGATCTTCGGTGCCTATGACCCGGACAGCGGCCGGCAGCTGATCAACCAGGCGTTCCTGCTGATCAGCAAGAAGAACTGGAAGAGCGGCCTGGCCGCCTCGATCATGCTGACGGCGCTGGTGCTGAACTGGCGGGAATCGGCCGAGTTCCTGATCCTGGCGCCGACGGTGGAGATCGCCGGCAACAGCTTCGGCCCGGCTGCCGACATGGTTCGGGCGAGCCCCGAGCTGAAGAAGCTGCTGCATGTGCGGCCGCACCACCGGACCATCGTGCACCGGACCACCGGCGCGACGCTGAAGGTGGTGGCGGCCGACAGCGACACGGTGTCGGGTAAGAAGGCCACGGCGGTGCTGGTCGAGGAGCTCTGGCTGTTCGGCAAGAAGCCGAACGCCGAGGCGATGCTCCTCGAGGCCACCGGCGGGCTCGCGGCGCGGCCCGAGGGCTTCGTGATCTACATCTCCACGATGTCCGACGAAGCGCCGCAGGGGGTGTTCAAGCAGAAGCTGGCGTACTTCCGGGGGGTGCGTGACGGGCGGATCGTGGATCCGCGGGCGCTGCCGGTGCTTTACGAGTGGCCCGAGCGGGTGCTGCGGTCGAAGGGGTACGAGGACCCGGCGCTCTGGTTCGTGACCAACCCGAACCTGGGCGCCTCGGTCGATGAAGCGTTCCTGGTGCAAAAGCGCCGGGAGGCTGAGGACGCCGGCGAGGCATCGCTGCGCGGCTTCTACGCCAAGCATCTGAACGTCGAGATCGAGTTCGCGCTGCGCGAAGGCGGCTGGGCGGGCGCCAGGCACTGGCCGCAGGCGGCGGACCGGACGCTGACGCTGGAGGAGCTGCTGCGGCGAAGCGAGGTGGTGACGCTGGGGATCGACGGCGGCGGCCTGGACGATCTGCTGGGCTTCGCCGTGCTGGGCCGCGAGCGTGAGACGCGCCGCTGGCTGCTCTGGGTGCGTGCCTGGGCGCATCGCGGGGTGCTCGAGCTCCGCAAGAGCGAGGCGACCCGGCTGGAGGGCTTCGCCGAGGACGGCGACCTGGTGCTGGTCGATGATCTGTCCGAGGCGAACGCGCAGGTGGCCGAGCTGGCGGAGCAGGTGCAGGAATCGGGTCTGCTGGCGAAGGTGGGCGTCGATCTCTGGGGCACGACGGACAGTGTGGATGCGCTGGCGGGTGCCGGGATCGAAGGCGACGACAAGGTTGTCGGCATCCAGCAGGGCTGGCGGCTGAACGGGACGATCAAGGCGATGGAGACGCGGCTGGCGTCGGGCACGCTGGTGCATGCCGGGCAGCCGCTGATGGGCTGGTGCGTGGGGAACGCGAAGGTGGTCCCGCAGGGCAACGCGGTGGCGATCACGAAGGCGGTCGCCGGCACCGCAAAGATTGACCCGCTGATCGCTGCCTTCTGCGCAGGGGCGCTCATGGCACGGAATCCGCCCGCGAAGGGCAACAGCATCTACGAAACACGCGGCATCCGCATCATCTGACGGAGGGGGCATGCCTTCCTGGCACGATACTGTCCTCAGCCGTCCTGCCGCCGAGCGCCCGCTCCGCGATGTCGGGGCGTCGGTGGATTACTCGCTGATCAATAGCCCGGAGCAGCTCGGGCAGGCGTTGCGCATGGGCTCCGAATCGGCGGCCGGCGCGAGCGTCACGCCCGACAGTGCGATCCGGGTGGCGGCGGTCTATCGCTGCGTGGATCTGCGGGCCTCGGCGCTGGCCTGTCTGCCCGTGCATGTGATCGGCGAGGGGGCGGATGGCCAGGTCGGCCGCAAGGTGCCGGGGCATCCGCTCTCGCGCTTGCTGGGCAGCCGGCCGAACCGCCGCCACACGAGCTACGAGTTCCGGCGCCTGCTGGGCGCGCATGTGCTGCTGCGCGGCAATGGCTACGCGCTGAAGGTGCGCTCCGGCCGCCGCATCCTCGAGCTGCTGCCGCTGCACCCCGATCGCGTGCGGGTGGAGGAGATGCCGGACCTTTCCATCCGGTACCACTACACGCGCAAAGACGGCGCGGTGACGATCTTCGACCAGTCGGACATCTTCCACCTCCGCGACCTCTCGACCGATGGCGTGGTCGGGCATTCCAAGATCGCGCTGATGCGCGAGGCGGTGGGCGTGGCGCTGCAGGCCGAGCGGTTCGGCGCGCGCATGTTCCGCAACGGCATGGGGGTTGGTGGTGCGCTGAAGCACCCCGGGCGGCTGGGCGATGCGTCCTATGACCGGCTGCGGGCGGACATGGAAAGCCGCTACGCGGGCGCCGACAACGCGCACCGCTGGATGATCCTCGAAGAGAACATGTCGATCGAGAAGCTGGGCATGACCAGCGAGGACATGCAGTTCCTCGACAGCCGGAAATTCCAGCGCAGCGAGATCGCCATGTTCTTCGGCGTGCCGCCGCACCTCATCGGCGATGTCGAGAAGACCACCAGCTGGGGCAGCGGCATCGAGCAGCAGAACCTCGGCTTCCTGCAGTACACGCTCGGCGGCGACGTGCAGATGTGGGAGCAGGCCATAGAGCGCGACCTGGTGGCCGAGGCCGAGGCCCCGCGCATCTACGTCAAGCTGAACGTCTCCGGCTTCCTGCGCGCCGCCGCGAAGGACCGCGCCGAGTACTTCAGCCGTGCCCTGGGCGCCGGCGGCTCGCCGGCCTGGATGACGCAGAACGAGGTCCGCGCGCTGGACGATCTGCCGCCGGTCCCGGGCGGCGATGAACTGCCCAAGCCGGCGAATACGGCACAGCCCGCGGCGCCTTCGCCGCCAGAGCCGCCGCCCGAGGAAGGAGCCGCGACCCAATGAGCCTGCGCACTCTCCCTGCCATCCAGGCGTTCCAGAAGCCCGAGGGGCTGACCTGGGATGCGCCTGCCGATGCGCTGGCCCGCTGGTCGGGCGCCGTGGCGGCGGCGGACAGCTCCGACCCGGCGGACATCTCGATCTACGACGTGATCGGCGAGGATCCGTGGTCGGGCGGCGGCTGGACCGCGCGCCGCATGGCCGGGGTGCTGCGCGGCGTCGGCAATCGGGACGTGATGGTGAGCATCAACAGCCCCGGCGGCGACGTGTTCGAGGGCATCGCCATCTACAACCTGCTGCGCGAGCACAAGGCCCGGGTGGACATCCGGGTGATGGGCCTCGCGGCCTCCGCCGCCTCGCTCATCGCCATGGCCGGCGACCAGGTGACCATGGGCCGCGGTGCGATGCTGATGGTGCACAATGCCTGGGGCGTGACCGTGGGCAACCGGCACGACATGGAGGCGGCCGTCGCGGTGCTCGAGCCGATCGATGACGCGATGGCGGAGATCTACGCGGCGCGCACCAGCCGGCCGAAGAAGGACATGGCGAAGCTGATGGACGCCGAGACCTGGATGAGTTCCGGGCAGGCGGTCGAAGGCAAGTTCGCCGATGCGGTGATGGATGACGCGCCGGCGCCGGAAGCGCCCGGGGCACGCGCGGAGATCGCGGCCCGTCACCAGCTCGATGTGATTCTCGCGAAGCAGGGCATGCCGCGCAGTGAGCGCCGCAAGCTGCTTCGCGATCTGACCTCCAGCGGCACGCCTGGCGCTGCCGCTGACCCGGCCACGCGCGACGCTGGCCTTTGTGGTGCTGCGGCAGAGCTGCGGCGCCTTCTTGCCAACCTTCGCGGCTAGGAGCCCCGACCCATGACCCATTCGACCAACCGCGCCCGCCTGCTGGGCGGCGCGCCCCGCGGCCTGATGTCCATTCGTGCGGATGCCGGCGCGCCGTCCACGACGGAGATCGCCGGCTTGATCCGTGAGGTGAACACCACCTTCGCGGCCATGAAGGCCTCGCACGAACAGCAGATCGCCGAGCTCAAGAAGGGGCTGGCGGATGCCGTCACCTCCGAGAAGGTGGCGAAGATCGATGCGGCGCTGCTGGACCAGCAGAAGGCGCTCGACGAAGCCAACCGCCGCCTTGCCGCCGTGCAGATCGGCGGCGCCGGTGAGGCCGGTGACACGCCCGAGGCGCGCCAGCACCGCGACGCCTTCGCCTCCTTCGCCCGCCGCGGCGTGGTGCAGGCCGCTGCCACGACCTACAGCGACCCGAATGGCGGCTTCCTGGCCCCGCCGACGCTCGATCTCGCGGTGACGCGGATCCAGTCGCAGATGACCGCGATGCGCCGTCTGGCGCAGGTGCAGGCCATCAGCGCCAGCGCCTATGTCAAGTTCAAGTCGCTGGGCGGCGCCACCTCCGGCTGGGTTGGTGAAACCCAAACCGGCACGGCGCGCGGCGAGACCGCCACGCCGCAGCTGGCCCGCATGGAGTTCACCCCCGGCGAGGTCTACGCCGAGCCCTACGCGACCCAGCAGGCCCTGGACGACATGGCGGTGGATGTTGAGGCCTGGCTGGCCGGCGAAGTCGCCATTGAGTTCGCCGAAGAGGAAGGCTCGAGCTTCCTGACTGGCAACGGCGTCAACAAGCCGCGTGGCCTGCTGGACTACCCGAAAGTCGTGAACAGCGCCTACGCCTGGGGCAGCGTCGGCTACATCAAGAGCGGCGACGCTTCCGCTTTCATCGCCGCCAGTTCCTCCGCCGGCCCGGCCGATTGTTTCGTCGATGCCATCTACACGCTGAAGGCCGGTTATCGCGCCTCCGCGCGCTGGCTGATGAATGACCTGACGGCGGCGCGCGTGCGCAAGTTCCGCGATGGTGACGGCAACTATCTGTGGCAGCAGTCGACCCTCGCCGGCCAGCCCTCGACCTTCATGGGCTATCCGGTCGAGACGGATGACTACATGCCGGACGTGGCCGCCAACGCCTTCCCCGTCGCCTTCGGCGACTTCCGGCAGGCGTACCTGATCGTGGATCGCACCGGTGTGCGGGTGCTGCGCAATCCCTTCAAGTCGAACGGCCAGGTGGCCTTCTACACCACCAAGCGCGTCGGCGGCGGCATCCAGAACTTCGAAGCGGTCAAGCTGATCCGCAACGAAGCCCCCTGATCCTCGGTTGAGCCTTCTGCGGGCCGGCGCGCGCCGGCCCGCTTTACATCCATTCGGAAAGGATCCCCCGCGCCATGCGCGACCAGCTCTCCACCCTCCATGTCCTCAACGCCATCCCGCCCATCGCCGCGCGGACGGACAACACGGCCATCGTGTCGGCCATCATCGACCGCGCCGGCTATGACAGCCTCACCTTCGGCATCGCGGTCGGCACCAACACCGACACGAACGCGACCTTCGCTGTCACGATGGAGCACGGCGACGCCGCGAACCTTTCGGACACGGCGGCGGTCACGGCGGCCGATGTGTCCGGCACGCTGGCCCTGGCCGGCTACACCTTCGCGGATGACGCGGAAAGCCGGAAGGTCGGCTACGTCGGCGCGCGCCGCTATGTGCGCCTGACCATCACGCCCAGCGGCAACGATGCCGGCAACATCTTCATTGCCGCGCTGGCGATCCTGGGCAACCCGGCGAACGCGCCGACGCCGAACCCGCCGGTCTGATCGTCTGGGGGGCGGCTGAAGGGCCGCCCCTGCTGCTGCGTCGCGCGCGGGGTATCGCATGTCCATCCTCACCATCATCACGCCGGCCTCGGCGGCGAATCAGCGGCTCTGCACGCTGGCGGCGGTGAAGGCCGAGCTGGGCATCTCCGGCGCGGGCGAGGATACCGCGCTCGACCTGCTGCGCGATTCCGCCTCCGCCGCAATCGCATCTTGGTGCGGGCGCGTGCTGGCGGAGGAGGTGGTGCAGCAGCTCTGGCGCCCGATCTGCTGGGCGGAGGTGCTGATCCTGCGCCGCCGCCCGGTGACGGCGATCTCCAGCATCACCGAGGATGGCGTCGCGGTGGCGGCCGGCGATCGCGAGCTCGATGCCGATGCCGGCATGCTCTGGCGCCTGTCGAGCGATGCGCGCAGCACCTGGCGCGCCTCGAAGATCGTGGCCAGCTACACCGCCGGCTATCGCGTGCCGGATCAGGCGAGCCCCACGCTGCCGGCCGACATCCAGCGCGCCGCGGTGCTGACCGTGGCGGCGATGTACCACGCGCGCGGCCGGGATCCGTCGCTGCGGTCGGAATCCTCCGAGGGCGTTGCGTCACGTTCTTGGCTCGACCCACGCAGTGGGATGGAGGCGCTGACGCCACAAGCGGCCGGGCTGCTGGCCCCATATCGCGAGGTCTCGGTGTGAGCGGGCTGCGCGGTACCACCGGGCGGCTGCTGGCTGTTTACGGCCGCCCCATGATCTACCAGCGCCGCACCGCCCCGGGCGGCACCTGGCAGCCCGTGACGGTCACGGGCAAGCTGCGCGCATACCGGCCGCAAGAGATTGCGGGTCTCCTCCAGCAGGGCGATGCCGAGGTGGTGATTGGGCCGAGCATTGCGCCCATCGCGGGCGTGCCGACGGCAAATGACCGCATCGTGGTCGATGGCGCGGCCTGGGCGGTGATGGGTGCCACGCCGCGCCATGTTGGTGCCGACATCGATGGCTGGACGCTGCATGTGCGCGGCGGTGCGCGATGAGCAGCGCGGCGGCATACAGCACCATCCGGACCTATCTCGAGGCGCAGTGGTCCACCACGCCGCTGGCCTGGGACAATGAGAAGTTCAGCCAGCCGGACCCGGCCGAGCCAGCCCCCTACGTTTTCGTGCAGATCACGGGCGGTCAGTACGAGCAGATGACGGTCGGCGCAGAGACGCGCACGGCGAACCGCTGGCAGGAAGAGGGCGAGCTGCTGCTGAGCGTGATCGTGCCGATGGGCACCTCGTCGCTACTGGCGCGCCAGATCGCCGATGCGCTCTTCGCGCTGTTCCGTGGCCTCCAGCTCGATGACATCGAGTTTCTGGATGCAAGCATCGGCCTGGGCGTCGCGGCGGAGGATCGCGGCCCGTGGTGGCTGCTGCCCCTGCGAATCAACTGGTTGCGCGGCTGAAGGAGCCTGACATGAGCGAGACTTTCGAGGTTGTGCGCGGCTTCGCGACGCGGACGCGGCGCTTCCTGCCGGGCCAGCAGGTCACGGCGGCGGACCTGGATGGCGGCCTGACAGTGGAGGACTGGGCGCGGCTCGGCTGCCTCCGCGCGCCGGAGAGTAAGGGCAAGGCGGCCAAGATCGTGCCTGCCGAGCCCCCCGCGGACTGAGCTGCACCCCACCATGATCGGAGATCGATGAGATGACGGACACCAATCGCATCCGCCTGACGGGCGTGCGGGAGACCACCCTGGGCACCACGCCCACCACGCCGCGGATGCGCGCGCTGCGGGTGATGAATGACGGGCTGAACTTCGCCGCGCAGTTCGAGAACAGCACCGAGCGCCGCGATGACCGCATGACGGCCGATCCGGTGAAGGTGGGTGAGGAGGCCGGCGGCCCGATCAACGTCGAGTTCCACTTTCCCCGCAGCGACAGCCTTCTGCGCGGCCTTTGGGAAAGCCTGTTCTTCGCGAATGCGGTGAACACCCCCGAGCGCGACAATGACGGCACGGCCGACAGCGTGATCACCGCGGTGACGGCCTCCACCGGCACCGTCACCGTGACCACCGGCGCCGCCTTCGTCATTGGGCACCTGGTGCGCCATACGGGCTTCGGTGTCGCGGCCAACAATGGCCTGTTCCGCGTCACCACCGGCGGCGCCACCAGCTACATCGCGGTATCCCAGGGCCTGCTGGATGAGACGGCGCCGGCGGCGAACGCGCGCGCGAAGGTGGTGGGCTTCCAAGGGGCGAGCGCCGACATCACCGCGACGGCCACGGGCCTCGCCTCCACCGCCCTGAACTTCACCACGCTCGGCTTGGTGGTCGGCCAGTGGATCAAGATCGGCGGCACGGGCGCGGCCTTCCAGTTCAACACCGCGCTGCTGAACACCTGGGTTCGCATCACGGCAATCACGGCGACGGCGCTGACGCTCGACAATCGCCCGGCCGGCTGGACCACGGATGCCGGCACGGGCAAGACGATCCGGGTGTTCTTCGGCGACCGCCTGGTGAACGGCCTGACCACCATCGGCCACTCCTTCGAGAAGGGCTTCATGGGCCAGACCACGCCCACCTACATCGTGCAGCGCGGCATGGTGGTGGACACGGCCGAGTTCAACTTCGTGCGCAAGCAGAAGATCACCGGCACCTTCAATCTCATCGGCATGAATGGCGCGCAGTCGCAGACCTCGCTCGACGCCAGCCCCGATGCGGCGCCGTCCGTGGCCGCCTTCCCGATCATGGCCGGTTCGGCGCATCTGGGGCGGGTGAATGAGGGCGGCGCGCAGCTGACCGCGCCCAACTGGGTCAGCTCGCTGCGGCTGAGCATCGGCAACGCGCTGCGCCGCACCGAAGCGGTGGACGCGATGGCGGCGGTGGACATCGGCGAAGGCGCGTTCAGCGCCTCCGTGGTGGCCGAGACCTACTTCGGCGACAACGCGCTGCTCGCGAAGGCCATTGCCGGCACGCCCACCTCCATAAACTGGCGCGCGCAGGCCGGCAGCCAGGGCGTGGTCTGGGATCTGCCGCGCGCCACCATCATGCCGACGCCGGCGATCGGTGGCGCGGTGAACACCGATGCGATGCTGCCCTGCACCTTCATGGCGTCGCGCGATGACCTCACTGGCGCGCACTTCGCCATGGACATGCTCGAATACGTCGAATGACGCTCCCGGCGTGATGCTGGGAGGCATCGCGCGGTGCGGCGGCTGGCCTTGTGCGGGCTTGGCCAGCCGCCTTCCCCGCAAGCCCGCACCCCCGCATGAGGACTGATCGATGAAGGTCAAGCAGGCGCTGCGCGATCCGCGCGCCGTCGAGGGCGGCGTCTGGGTGCGCCCCGCCCCGGATCACCCCGAGTTCCGCGTCCGCGCCGTCGTGCGCGGCCCGCAATTCCAGCGGAAGCTGCAGGCGCTTGAGGCGTCCTGGCAGCGCGAATTCGGGCCCGGCGGCGTCCCCGCTGAGATCCAGCAGCGCGCGCTCGCGGATCTGCTGTTCGAGCACTGCATCATGGACATCGAGGGCCTCGAAGACTGCACGCGCGAGGAAGCGCAGCACCTCTGCGGCACCTTCGAGGGGCAGCCGCTCTACCTGCACTTCCTCAACGCCGTTGCGCTGGCCGATGCCCGCCGCGCGATCGATGCCGAGGCGGCGGCGGGAAACTCCGGGCCGCCCTCAAAGAGCAGCTGAGCGGCCGGGCGGCGGCGCATGAGATGCTCAGCGAACTGGCACAGGATGGCGATGCCGCCGCCGCTGCGTTGCTGCCGGCGCGCGGTGAGCCCGCGCGGATAGACCGGCGCTGGCGCTGGCTCTGGGATGCCTGGCTGGCGCTGGCGCCGTCGCGGCCGATGGTCTCGGTGGCCATGGCCGGCGTGCTGTCCCTGCCGCTGCCTTGGCCGCTGATCGAGGAATACGCCGATCGGCTGGGCTGCGACGTGGGCGAGCGGATGACGCTGCACGAGGTGCTCGATGCCCTCGATTCCACGCACCGCAAGCATGAGCGCGAGCAGCTGAAGAAGGGCTGACAATGAGCGGCAGGGCCTTCGCGCGGCAGGTGAGCCTGACCTTCTCCGAGGCCGAGCTGTGGCCCCAGGTCCGCGCCCGGTTCGTGGCCTATGCCCGCGCGGACCGCGACCGGCTCATTGCCGCGCGGCAGTTCCCCAGCAGCTTCACCACCTTCGTCAATGGCGCCGAGGGCGCGGACGAGACGACGCTGCGGCCGGATGGGGTGATCCTCTATCGCGGCCAGGCGCTCGGCCTCGCCATCGCCTACGCGCTCGATTTCCTTGTGAAGCGCAGCCCTTTCCTGAGCGGCGACTACTCGCGCAGCTTCATGGTCGGTGTGTCGCGCAGTCAGGCCTTGGGCCGGGCGATTCCGATGCTGCAATTCGACGCGGCAAAGGTTTCCCCGGACGCAACAGAGGCCTTCATCTACTCGCCGCTGCCTTACTCGCGCTTGGTCGATGTCCAGATGATCGGCACGCGCCAGCTGCGATTCCGCGTGGAGCCGGGGCTCTATCAGGACGCGGCGCGGGCCGTGCGGCGTCGCTTCCCGGCGCTGGATGCGCGCCGCGAATACACGATCCAGCACCCCGACCGCGAGCGGCGGGAGGACGGCCGGTGGATCGAGTACCCGGCGCTGCTGATCCGACAGGTGCGGTAGGAGCATAATGGCAACGATCAACGACCTCACCTATGGCGTGCGCGTGCAGGACGGTGCGACGGCGCCGCTGCGGGAGATCGCGCGCGCGGCCGACGCGGCGGGTGCGGCGATCGAGCAGACGGACACGCGCGTCGGCCGGACGAATGCCACCTTCGCGGCGACCGCGGCGCGGCTCGATCCGGTGGAGCGCGCGATCGCGGCGGTGGAGCGCGGCACGCGCAGCCTGAGTGCGGCGATGGAGGCCGCGCAGCGCCAGGCGCAGGCCGAGGGCGTGGCGCAGGAGCGCCTGACGGCGGTGATGCAGGCCGGCGCGCGAGCGAAGGAAGAGGCTGCGCTGCGGGCGGTGCGTGGGCTGACGCAGGAGCAGCAGGCGCTGGCGCTGACCCGCGCGGGCTATGAGCAGCTCGCCATCCAGATCGCCTCGACGGCCACGCGCAGCGAGGCCGGTGTGCGCGCGAGCAATTCGATTGCCGCGGCCAATGACAATGCCCGCGTCAGCTCCGGCCGATTTGGGCAGGCCATGGGTCAGGCCGGATTCCAAATCCAAGATTTCGCGACCCAGGTGAGCATGGGCCAGAACGCCATGGTGGCGTTCAGCACCCAGTTCGCGCAGTTCGCGGGCATCTTCGGTACGGCCGGCGCGCTGGCCGGCGCGGCCGTCACCATCGGTGTCATCGCCGTGCAGCTGCTCGGCGCCGGCGACGCGACCAAGAAGCTCAACGACGCGCTGCGCGGCAGTGAGGAAGGCTACAGCCGGGCGAACACCGCAGCCGAGGCCTGGCTGCGCGGGCTGAGCCAGGAAGGGGAGACGATCCTCCGCCTGACCGCCTACTACGCCAGCCTCGATGAGCAGCGTCGGGCCTATGAGGTCCGCAGCCTCGAGGCGAGCCGGCGGCTCCTCCAGACGGAATCGCTGCGCCTCACCGATGACGCGGCGGGCGGGCTCACTGGGCTCGCGCGCGGCGTGGCCAATGCGGAGGCGCTGGCGGCGTCTCGCCGGGCCCGTGGCCAGGCCGCCGGCGATGTGGATGCCGGCACGCGCGCTGCGGCCGATGCGCTGGCTGCCTTCAACGCGGCGCGGGCCGAGGATCCAGCCCGCGCGCTGGTGGTGCTCGCCGATGCGCTCACCCGCGCCGCTGCGGCTGGCGGGCCGCTCTCTGGCCAGATGCGCACGGTGGTCGAGGAGCTCGACAAGGCGGTACCGGCGGCCGATCGCCTCACCCAGCAGCTCGGCCTCAACGGCGCGCAGCTCGACGCCGTGCGCGGCTCGGCTGGCCAGGCGGCGGGGTCGGTGCAGAACCTGACCACGGCCATCGGCCGCGCTTCCGACGCGCTGCGCGGGCTGCGCCGCATCTCCACCGATGCGCCCTTTGCCGACATCGACCAGGACGCCGCGCGGATCGAAGCGCAGCTCACCGCGCTGCGTCGTGGTGGGATGGAGGCGCTGACCGCGACGCAGCAGCGGCAGGAAGTGGAGCGCGCCGGGGCCGAGGCGAACCGCCGGGTCTATGAGGAGCAGCTGGCATTGCTGCGCCAAACGACGCTGACGCAAGAGCAGGCCGAGGAGCGAGCGGCGGCGGCGGCACAAGCCGCGCAGACCCGGGCGGAGCAGGGCGTGCAGGCCGCCCAGGCGCTGGCGCGCGAGCAGGATCGGCTGCGGCAGGCGACGGCCGGAGCGGGCAGGGAGGTGCGCAGCACGGGTGCGGCCTTCGCCGAAATGCGGGGCATGGAATCGGCCGACGAGATGGCCGGCAACATCATCCGCGGCAACTTCGGCAACGCAGCGCGCCGGCAGGCCGAGCAGGAAGAGCAGGCGCAGCGCCGCGCGGCCGAGGCGATGGAGCGCCAGGCCGAGCAGTCCGCGCAGAACATCTCGCGCTTCCTGAGCGACGGCTTCACCGATGCCTTCCTGAACGGCGAGCGCGGCTTCGCGGGGATGCTGGCCAGCCTTCAGCGGTTGGCGATCGCCACGCCGATCCGCATCGCGACGGAGGCTGCGGTCACGCCGCTGGTAAAGTCGGCGATGGGCTCGATCGAGGGCGCGGGCGGGCTCTCGGAGCTGTTCGGGCTTGCTCAGGCTGGGCGGCAGTTTGCGAGCCTGACGGGCCTCGGCGGTGGCGGCGTCGGGGGCAGCGTCACGGGCCTGTTGCAGACGCAGCTTTTTACGCCGGCTTTCGGGACCGAGGCGCTCACGCTCGGCGGCGCCGCCGGCGGCATCGGTGGCGGCTTCGCCCTTGGCAATTTCGCGGGCAGCCTGACGGCGGGCAACAGCGCCGCGCGGCGGCAGAACAGCCAGATCGGCAGCGGTGTGGGCGCGGTGGCTGGGACGCTGATCGGCGGCCCGCTGGGCGGCCTTGTCGGCGGCGCGGCCGGTGGCGCGATTGGCGGTCTCTTCGGCCCCGGGCGGGCGTTCTCCGGCGGCGACGCCCTCGTCGCGGTGAATGACAACGGAAGCCTCGCGGTCCAGGGATACGCGGGCAAGAACTTCGACCAGAGCGAGCAGCTGCTCGCCCAGGCGCAGCAGCAGGTGGACGCGCTGAACAATGCGCTGTCCGCCGCCGGGCTGCGCTTCGCGGCGGGCGCCTCGCCGGCGGGTGGCTTCGCGGCGGCCATCGGCGGCGGCGAGTCCGGCAATCCGCGCAACCTGATCGAATCCCTGACCCGCTCCGGCGTCACCAGCCTGCGGGCCGACGATTCTCGCGTGCAGGGCGCACTCGATCGCCTGTACGCCAGCGGTGGCGGCTCCATCGAGGCCCAGATCGCTGCGGCAAATGAAGCGGCGAGCTTCGCCGATGCCATAGATGCAATCGCACAAGCGGCGAAGGATGCCGAAGACCCAATCGCGGCCATCAAGCGCAGCTACGAAGAGCAGTTCAAGCTCGCGGGGCGCCTGGGCTTCGGATATGAGGTGCTCGCGGCCGCGCAGCAGAAAGCGATAGATGCGGCCACGGCGCAGAAGCGTGCCGAGGAAGATCGCGCGGCCGCCGCCCGCACCAACGCCGCCCGCGGCATTCTGGATGATCTCACGCTGGGCGGCCTCGGCGGCCTCGATCCCGCAGCGCGTTCGACCGCGGCGCGGCTGAGGCTCGGCGGCGCCCGTGCGGCGCTGGCCGATGGCGCGACCACTGCCGAGCTGGAGGAATTCAGCCGCGTCGTCCGCCAGACGTTGCCGATCATCCAGTCGATCGAAGGCATCACCACCGGCTTCGCCGAACTGGCGCGCGGCGTCGCGGCCGATGCGCTGGCGGCTGCGCCTGGTTCCGATAGCGCGGGGCTGGCCGGCGTCATCAACGCGACCGCGACCATCGGAGACCAGATCTCCGGTGCTGTGGAGTTCGGCGCGGTGAGCACCGTGGCCGAGCTGCGAAACCTGGCAGAACAAGTGGCCCGCCTGGCTGCGCGCATGGATGCGCGCGAAGCCCGGGCAGCGGCGTGAGGAGCCCTACATGACCACTCTTCCCCTGTCCTGGCGCGTGCAGCACACCAGCGACACGCCCGGAACCGGCACGCTGACGCTGAATGCGGCGGCGGCCAATCGCCGCAGCCTGAGCGACGCCACGGGCGGCGTCGCCCAGGCCGTGGGCATGGTGCTGTCCGTGCCGGGCACCAACCAGTACGAGGTCGGTGTCACTACCTACAACGGCGCCAACCCCGGCACGCTCGCGCGCGGCACGCCGCTGTTCAGCAGCAATGGCGGCGCGGCGGTCAGCTTCTCGGGCGTCATCGACGCCTTCCCCTTCGACTTCCCCGGCCAGCGCCGCCGCGCGACCTTCCCCACCACCTCAACCGCCACGCTCGCCGAACTGGGCACGACCCAGACCATGACGGGCAGCACGAATGGCACGCTGAACCTGCCGGCGCTTTCCACCGTGCCGGTCGGCGCGGGCTATCTGGTGATGAACCGGGGCACGGCCGGCGCCTGGCTGACCATCGACCCGAATGGCGCGGAGACGGTGAACGGCGCCACCACGCTCATCATCTTCGCGGGTGAAAGCGTCGAGCTTTTCGCCACCGCCACGGGCTGGCTTGCCACCGGCTTGCCGCCGGTGTCGCTGGTGCGGCGCCAGGATGCCAGCGCCTCCGCCACCATTGACTTCGTGCTGCCCGCGGGCTTCTCGGAGTTCGAGGTGCGCTTCAACGCGGTGCGGCCCGCCACCGATGGCGCGATCCTCGCGCTGCGCACCAGCGCCGATGGCGGCGCGACCTTCGCCGCGACCGCGAGTGATTACGAATACACATCGGAAGTCACGACGCCGGGGACCAGCAACGTGGCCTCGGCGCTCGGCGCCTCCGCCACCGCGATCCTGCTGACCTCGCAGATCGATACGGGCATCACGACCAATTCCGCGATGGGCGACCTGACCATCTGGCCCGGCGACGGCACGCGCCGCGCGAATGTGCGCAGCTCGGCCGGCCACTACCACAACGGGCTGAGCGCGCGGGTGATGCACCGCACTTTCGGTGAGCGCGCCAATGCCACGGCCATCAACGCCATCCGCTTCCTGATGGACGCCGGCAACGTCACCGCCGGCCGCTTCGATCTTCTGGCGCGGCGATGAGCCTGCTCGAGGCGGAGCTTCTCTCCCCGGCGCTTGTCCTGCCCGCCACGGCGGAAGCGGCGCCGGCCGAACAGGATCTCCGCATCGCGACCTATGCCTACGCCTCGGACACTCTCGATGTGCCGCCCAGCACGATCTGGTATCCCCG